GCCTTTCCGTTGGCTTTGGCAAAGCCAGTGGCCGAATGGTGCCGAGCGCAGGCCGAGGCCGTAGAATCGGGCCGCGTGGACGTTCTGCCGCAGCCCGGCAAGACACGGGAGGACGCGCCAAAAAACTAACGGCGCCAGGCTGGGAGGAATCCTTTCTCTTAGTGCTGGCGCGTGAAACTGGATGGACGCAAGACCACTTACAACGTCGGGTTCCGTTGGCCCAGTTGATGCGGATTTACCACGCCGTGATCTGGGGCAATGGGGCGTGGACCGTGCGTCGCAAGGAAGTGGCATTGGAAAGCCTGTTTGTGAAGCGCCAGCAGGAGGAGGACGAGGACGATGAGTGACGCCATCCGAGTCACAACTAATGCGGCAGAGTTTGGCGTTCGGTTTAATCGTTACCTCCAGCGTTCGATTGCTGTGGCTCGCAGGACCACGCAAGAGGTGGTGGAGGAGCAGGCCCGCGGACTGGTTCGCAATGCATTCAAATATACACCACCCATGGCTGGCAGAACTTTTGCAGCGGGTTACCGTGCGTCCAAAAAAGCAATTAGGAACTCACTTCGCAAGGCGCTGGTGATTCGCAATGAGGCAACCGTTGCAAGGCAGTTGGACCGTGCCAGAAGAGCAGCACGCCGTGAACAATTGCAGATTGTTTCCAGAGAACTGGATGCTTCTCCCACTGCACTGGTGCAGTTTATCAAGCAGCACCAGAAACCAGACAAGCGTTACCCAGATAGCGCTCCAAAACATTTTTCGACCGTTGCAAAGCGCGCAGAAGTAGAAAGATTGTTGGAACGTACAATCGGAGTCACCGCTGCTGGATGGTGTAAGGCCGCAGCTCGGTTGGGCGTGATATTTCCAGAATGGGTAGGAAGACTTCAAAGCAAAAACTCTGGAACCGCAGCGCTTCGCGTTAGTGGAAATATTGTTGCGTTTCGGGCTAGAAACCCAAACAAGCACACTGACTCGGCTGCAATTCAGCGAGCACTTCAGCAGGCTTACGACATTCAAGCAGAGGCAATGCGGAGACGCTTAGTCTCGGGAATCGCAGCCAGAGCAATTCGGCGCAGTGACGTTTTCTCTCGTTAAAAACTTATGGCAAACACCATCCAGATCGGCGCAGATACCAGCGGGTTTGTAAGTGGCATCAACCGAGCGCAATCGGCCATGTCAGGGCTTGGGTCGATGATCCAAAACGTTGTCGGTGGTGCTGCCGTGTTTAGCGCGTTGGCAGCAGCCGCACGGGGGTTTTATGGCGCCATTCAAGCGGGCGATGACTTGGTTGACCTAAACGCTCAAACCGGCGTTGCCATCGACAAGTTAATGGAGCTTCAGTTGGCCTTCGATTTGAACGGGATGAAGGCTGAACAGGTGCAGCCGGTTTTGGCAAAGCTGCAAAAGTCCATCTCTGAAGCGGCCAGTGGCAGCGTGGACGCCGCCGCAAAGTTTGCCCAAATGGGGCTAAATATCAGCGAGCTCCAAGGACTCACGGCAGACGAGCAGTTGGCAAAAGTGGGCCAGGCTATTTCCAAAATTGAGAACCCGGCTCAACGTTCCGCGATGGCGATGGAGATCTTTGGGAAACAGGGGGCCAAGTTGCTTGCAGTTTTTGCTTCTGGGGGAATGGACGAAGTCCGCGAACTGCTCGGGAATCAAGCGGCGTTGATGCTCGAAAACGCTGGGATCTTTGGAAAGGCAAGCGACCTCTTGTCCGTAGTGGGAGATAAACTTCAAGGATTCTTTGTGGGAGTTGCATCGGAAGTTGTGCCGCAACTTATGGGGGTTATTGAGGCCGCCGCAAAAATTGACTTGTCCAAAATTGGGCAAGCATTTGGCGACGCAATTTCGTTTTGGATCAACTACTTTCAAAATTTTGGATCCACTGGTGAGTTGATTTACAACACGATGAAGCTGGCCTTTCAAAGCGCCGTTAATTTTTTAGCGGAAGAAATCAAAGTGCTGATGGCACAAACGGCGGCATCGGTGAAAAACGTTTTTAAGGGCGAGGCTGCTCAAAAAGCAGCAATCCAAGAGGCTGAGATCCAAGCAAGGGCGGGCGGGCCTGTTTTTGACACAACAGAAACGGAGGCGAAAATTCAAGGCGCCATGGACGCAATCAACGCGTCAAAAGAGGCAACCGCGGCTCAAGCCAGAGCAGACAATCCAACGCCAGGAGCAGCTCCAACTGGGATGGATTTCATCAAAAAAGCTACAACCGGATCAACCGGGCCGCTTGGCATGCCAGACATTTCAAGCCTGCAAAAAGTGGGTGGAGGATCTGGGCTGCTTTCTGGCGGCCAAGACAACTCGCCAGCATATCAGTCCGTGCGAATTCAGGAGGACATCCGCGACTATATGAAAGACCTCATCGACGCAGTCAAAGCTGGCGGACAAAGCTACCAAATCTCACCAAGCCAATCTGGCGGAATGGTGCTCACTGCTTAATTTATGGCAACGGAAACGCAGATTGAAGTTAGCAAAGACCCGACGGGGCTTGTCACTCGCACGACTACCAAGCAGGCGTTTGCATGGGAGGATCCAGCGGCAGGTTGCAGGTCTTCGCGAGTGACCAAAACCGATGGGGTGATAACAATCGTCGAAGAGTTTTTTGACGTAATGCCGCCGGTTTACGCGCTGGACGTTTCCACTACGCAGGAGCCCGTGGAGTCGCATCCTTACTTTAAGGAAATGACTAGCAAGCAAAGACGCGATTGGGCGATGTGGAAACAGAATCCAACCAATCCCGAACTTAACGGGTGGAACCCGGCAGACGACGAGGACGGCAAAATGGTGACGCTTTTCTTGCTTTGGCAAAAGGGAATTTCTAATTATTTCGCTCCTCGAATTACAATTAAATGCACGACACTTGAAGATAGCGATCCTAGCGCGGCTGATGTTGGAAGACTCTCAGACACTGGCTATGGAGGCAACACTGGAGATGTAAACTTCATTTTGACTGGATTAAGCGGCCAGCAAGAAGGAACCAAGTGGCGCATCACTCGCGAATACTTAGGAAGTGCCAACGGCAGCGTTTGGGAACCAGTTCTTTATTCCGGCTAACATGAATCTTCCAAACTTTCGGCGAGGCGTTGAGTTGACCTCAACTGAGCTTAACAAACTCAGCGATGGAATCAGATCTGCCGCGGTGACCTCTGTGATCGGCGGCACTTACATGCGCACGCCCGGTGGGACAACGCTTATCATTGACCAACAGGTGCGCGGTGGTAGCACAGAAGCCGGTGGCGTTGCCTGCCCATTTCAAGTCACTGACGTGACCGAGAACACAACACTAAAAGTACAGATTCAGTGGGGGTTGGTTATGAACATGCTGCCCACCGGCATGTTTCCCGATAACGACCCGCCGTTAATAATGACCGTAACCGAGACGTGTTATGTCTACTGCAAAATTGTTTTTGACATAAACACGCTCCTTGTTACTGCCGTTTCATTTTCTCTGGAAACAGACCTGAAAACAAACACATCAAACACGCAATATAATTTGATTGCCGTGGTGACGGTGAATGATGACGACCAGCAGAAAAAGTTTTTCAGCAGCATCAAAAATATTTGCCTGCAGCCGTTTCCAAGTCCTTGCTCTTTAACAAGTTGATATGTCGATTGTAAGTTTCAACGGAAAGTTTGAGGCTTCAGTGAAGATGTCTGGGTCATCGTACGACACTAGAGGTTTTACATTTAGGGGTAAATTTTACAGCGGTTATACTGGCAGTTTTGATGTTGAGTACAAAGTCAAAGGCACAACGGCCCCCATTAGACAGCAAACTTGCTATCAGTATCCTGACTTCATATACGACTTTGCGGTGCCAAAGTTTGCGTCTGGTGTGACAGAGTCAGGGTTTATAAACGCAGGGTTTCCTTATTTGGTCGAAAAAACTTTTCTAGCCAAAACCTTGCCCTTCAATTACGGGCAGTGGGTTCCAAACAAAAAGCCAGAAATTAAGTATGAGGTGGATGCTGACGGAGTATCCAAGGTTGAAATAGATGGCGACAACATTACCGCACAGCGAGTGTACATAGTGCAGAATGCAGAAAAGTTTGAGCCTAATGTAATCAGAAAAGATCAACCCATATACTTGCAGCCCGGAATTGTAACACTCGACACCAATGCCGTTGTGTATGAGGGAGATATAATTCACATTTACCCCACACAGGGAGAAGACGTTGACATTAAAATAATAAGGCAAAAGCGATACCCGAAACCAGACAGGACGTTTTTTTGGACCCCAAACACTTCTCCAGTTTTGACCAAGGGTGGCTACTCCAATGGTGTGTTAGTGGCTCCGGGAACTGTTATGATCCCGAACAAGACAACAAGTCTCCGCGACTATGATGGCGGTGACGGGCCTCCTCCCAGCATTCCACCTGATGAGGTTCTACCCATCGACTATGTCTATGCGGGGCAAGGCATAGTGTTTGATGGTGATGATTGGGTTTCGCTTGTTGGAGTGCCTGCTAGAATCAAAAAGAAAGATGATACTTACGCTCATAGAAATATCTTTCTGCACGACAGGTACATAGATGAGGACCAGCAGCACATTTCTTTGACTGAAAGGTTTTTTTCAAACAGGCCGCTTATATTTTTGAATGGGCCAGTTGACAACTCTCCTTCTGGACAAGCGCAATTAACTGCCGAAAGACCAGACCCTCCTGAACCCGGTCCTGCGCCAGAAGATTTGACGTTGGACCTCTATTCCGATGACCGTGCATTTTTTGATTTGCTGTACGATTTTGGAGATGCTTGGAGCAGATACCATCAAGCCAACAAGGATTGGAGAGACAACATATACATAGAGTATGGAGACGTTTATTTGTTTGGCTGGGTATCTGAAAGCAGGGATGAACCTGATCCTCCTCCTGACCCTGATCCCGGCACAGGAGACTCTGATCCTGATCCCGGCACAGGAGACTCTGATCCTGATCCTCCTCCTGACCCTGATCCTCCTGAACCTCTGGAGCAGTTTATCGTTTATGCGCCAGCACAAACCTTCAGGGACGGAGAGGTGACAACAGTTGAATACAAAGACAACGAGGGCAAAGTTGTGGCTGGAAGCACGTTGAGCCAAATTATCCTCGTTCAATTCCAAGGATGATCCATGATTCCTAAGTGGCTTATTGAAGCGAGGAAGAAAATCTGCTCTGCTTGCCATCAGCAGGTTGGGTGCGTTGCAAAATTGCAAATCTTGAGCGATGCGCCTACATGCCCGCTAAAACTCTTGCCTAGTAAGTCGCAGATCGTTTTTGAAAAGGCATGGCCCGCGGGCGCAGCTCCAGTGTCGGGCTGCTGTGATTCTGCGCAAAATTACTTGTCCCAAGCCTCTACTTTGTAATGGTCGCCGTCCAAACTTCATCCACTATCCAGCGCGGGACCGACTGGGATTTTTCTTTCCAACTTCAAGAGGACGGCCCTTGCAGCCAGTACTCTGACCTCACGGACTGGTTTGTGAGCGTCACACTCAAAACCGCTACCGGCGCATCGCTGACGACCCCGAGCATCGTGCGACCAACGCCCGAGACGGTGGCAGTGCGGCTGACCAATGCGCAGACGGCGCTTTTCTCGGCCCAGTTTGGCGCAGTGCTTACGGTCAATGTGCAGCGGCCCGACGGTTGGGACATTCGGCTAATCGAGGCTCGGGTAACTATCTCTTAACATGAGCTGCGACAACTCTTGCGGCCCTTTGGTCGTCACTCTTCTTACTGGTGTGCCAGGGCTCAATGGCACCGATGGCGCAGCAGGCCCACAGGGGCCACAAGGCCCACAAGGGCCTCCTGGCTCGCTCACATCGGTGTCTGGTGACGTAACACTAGCCGCTGGCGAGTCTGGTGCCATTGCGACTGTTGAGGGCATACGCAGGCAACCAGTGGCTGACATTGCGCCAACCACTGGACAGGTTTTTCAATTCAACGGCACTTCTTGGGTGCCAGTTACATACACCGCAGGCACTTACTAAAATACGATCATGGCATTCCCAATCATCCCCATTCGCAACGCGATAACAACATCGCAAGCAGCACCTTTGGCAGGTTCGTTGCAACTTGGCGAGTTGGCGACGAACATTGAGACTGGAAAGCTCTACATGAAGGGCAATTCCGGCATAGTGGAGTTGTCCGGCACGCAGGGGGCGTTGACCACCAACGACATCACGCAGCTTGCGACGCCTGGCAAAATTCCGCAACTCACTGCGGAGGGGCTTATTTCCACCAACCAAATACAAGCCCTGACGACTGCGCAGGTTGCGTTTTTGACGACCACGGCAATTGCCGGACTGGTTCCGCAGTTGGGAATCGACGGCAAAATTCCTAGCGCGCTACTTCCTCCATCGTCCGTTGGCGCGCTGACATACAGGGGCGCGTGGGATGGAAATACTCCCGCGATCACCGCGACTACCGTCAATGGTGTGGCACCTAACACCGGAGATTATTATGTTGCCAGCTCAAATTTCTACATCATCGACGGGCTTGGAAACAACATCAACCAGATCCTTGCTGGCGACACAATTGCTTGGAACGGAACCAAATGGGACTTAATTCACGGCGCGAGAAACGAAGTAGTTTCCGTAAATAATCAGACCCCGACCAACGGCAACGTCAGTCTCAGTCCGGGTAACATTGGCGCAGTTAGCACCGCACAATTGACCCAATTGGCAACGCCCAATGGTGTGCCGCAGCTTGATGGGACGGGAAAAATTGCTGGTGTGCAGATTCCTGCGCTGACCACAAATCAGTTGGCAGTCTGTACGACTCAACAGCTTGGGATTCTGAGTATTGATCCTATCTCCAGCAACTCGTTTTTCGTCTCTCCCGCTGGAGCTGCCAAAATCATACCAGGCACTTCGACGGTAGTGGGCGGCATCAAATCTTCAGCATCCATCGAAATTGCAGTTGATGGCGTAGCTACAGTTGCATCCGCAGGCACTTACTAAATATGGCCTTTCCGATTATTCCGAAAAAGCGGAGTGGCAGCGCAGGCAATCCTTCCAGCCTTCAGCTTGGTGAATTGGGTGTAAATACCTACACGGGAAAACTATATCTTGGCGCTGATGGCGGCGTGTCAGAGATTGGGATTCCTGTTGCGGCGGGAACCACTGCGACCGAATACACCGGCAATGGGTCCACTTCTGCGTTTCTTTTTTCGGGGTACAACGGCACCGATGATGGTGGCTATTTGGTAAGCGTGGGCGGCATTGACCAGCCGCCGAGCACTTACACAATCAGCGAAGCCAACGGAGGCACGATTAGCTTTGCATCCGCTCCTGTTGCCGGAGAGTTGATTTGCATCCGCGCAATCGTGGCAGGAGAGAGTGGCAACGCGATTAAGATTCAAGGCCGCGCCGTAGCTGCAACTGCACCTACCGACAAGCAGTCACTTGTCTGGGATGCCGCTACAAACGTCTGGAAGCCAGCTACTGGCGCTGGTGCTGACATTGGTGGGCGGGCTTGGAGCGCTACAGAGACCTATACGGAAGGTGATTTGGTTGCTACGTCGCAGCGGGAAACGTGGATTTGCATTCAAGCTGTCAACACAGGAAACGACCCGACGACCTCGCCTCTGTGGTGGCAACCCATGCCTGCGGATGCCGTGAGCCTTCAGCTTGTGCCGGTGGCAACCACCACTCCGACAACGGGGCAGGGGCTTGTGTACAACGGCACGTCGTGGGCTCCCGCAACACCGGCGGCAAACGCAACTTCGCTGCAAGGCACTGCAATTACTCCGGACATTATTCCAAATCCGCTTGAGGTGCTAACATGGGCGCAGGTTAACGGAGGTGGAGGCGCTTATGAGTGGCGCCCCAGGCCATTGGCTGGAGCAAGTTCTCCAGCGGAAGGGCAGGGACTTGTTTTTAGCACAAATGCTGGATGGCTGGCGGGGGATGTAAATGCCTTTAAGATTAGAAATCAGACAGTAGTTACGACTTCTCCGGCCCAAAATGAAGCTCTTGTTTACAACGGAACCGACTGGGCCCCAGCACCTGTAAATGCGGTACAGCTTCAAACCAAGCCAATCTCTTCTTTCCCTCCGAGCCTAAACAATTTATTGCAATTCGATGGCACGTCGTGGGCTCCCTTTGATGGAATTGCAGTTCCGAACTGGAACACATCACAATCATATTCCCTTGGTGATAAGGTTTATTATCAAGGGCTTATATATATTAACAGAGGTTCAGCAACTTCTACAAATCCAGCGGCAGATCCTGCAAACTGGGAACAAGCAAGTGGTGGCTCCAGCTCTCCGGGCCCCACAGACCCTGTAAATGTTGCATATTGGATGCGCATAAATTTTGAAGGCGCGTATTCTTACATCCCTATATATCGCTAATATTTATGCCCCTAAATTCTCCAATCATCACCGGCGACGTGTCCGGCGGGCTGCACTCGACAAGCGTTGACAAGCTCAAGGGGCAGGCAGTTGCCGCTACAACTCCAGCCAGCGGGCAGGTGCTGACGTGGGATGGCTCGCAGTGGGCTCCAGCCACCAACTCAAGCGGGGGCGGTGGGGGAGCTAACGGGCTAACGTACTACCTCAACCAGGGTATTGCTGCCGACGCACCGACAACTAACATCCCCGGCACTCCCAAACAGTTGGGCCGCACTGGTGAGACGGCGCAGACGACTGTTACAACTGGGTCACTCACGCAAAATGTTTGGACGCTGGTGCAAGGCTTTGTTTCGGAATCATCTCCCGTAGACCCGTCCACAACGCTAATCCCCGCAGGCATTTGGGACTTCAACCTGTGGGCATTTGGGGATGCAAACGTGGCCGCAGGGACGTCTATCCGCGCAAAGGCGTACGTTTATAGTGGCACAACTCTTACTTTGCTAGGGACTTCTTCCTCGCAAGTAATCAACGGTACATCCTCGCAATACTCGTTGTCTGTGTTGGTTACTCAGACTACGGTGCTTGTGACGGACCGTATCTACATTGCCATTGAGGCATTTGCGACCGGCAACAATCACACCGTGACTGCTCAGTTTGGCGATGGCACTCCCTCGCACGTCCACACCAGCCTACCGCTTGTGGGCGGGACTGGCCTTTGGAAAAACGTAGCTGGCGTGCTGCAATCTCCTGCAAGCCTGCTGGTGGACGCTGATGTGGACGTTGCTGCGGCTATTGCGCAGAGCAAAATTGACGGGCTTACCACCGCGCTGGCGGCAAAAGCTGCACAGGCACAGGTGGACGTTTACAGCACGGCTGGCACCTTTACTTGGACAAAACCAGCAAACGCAAAATTGGTAAACGTTGTTGTCATTTCTGGTGGTGGCGGAGGGGGGTCTGGCCGAAAGGCTGGCGTTGCTGCTCAGGCATCTGGGGGGGGTGGCGGAGGAGGTGGATCGTATTCGTTGCGTGACATTGCAGCTTCAATTTTGGGATCGACTGAAACTGTTGTTGTCGGAAGCGGGGGGACTGGTGGAGCTTCCGTAACAGCCAACAGCACAAACGGAAACATTGGTGCAACTGGAGGAAACTCTTCGTTTGGCACTTGGATACAAGTCACTGGAGGCGGTGGAGCTGGTGCTGCAACAAACACAAGCGGTCCTGCTGGCGCAGGTTCAAATTCCCGCGCCATGTTTCAGGGCGGCAACGGATCAGCGGGCGGCGCAGGGGCAGGGACACTTACTGGTGGATCAAATGTAAATATCTCAGGCGCAGGAGGAGGCGCAGGGGGAGGGCTTCCTGCTTCCGCAACGGTTGGATTTTCAGGAAGCGCGGGAGGAACTTGTCTTGGCTCTTGGTTTAGCGGTGGAACTGCAAATGGAGGAGCAATTGGGGGCAACGGCGCATCTGCTCCAAACGTTGCAGCAAATTTTGCTGCTAGTGGCAGCGCAGGCGGAGGTGGCGGATCCAGCGTCACTGGCAACGCAGGAAACGGCGGCAACGGAGGAACCTACGGTGGCGCAGGTGGAGGAGGTGGAGCCGGACTCGATAACGTTGGCAACTCTGGCGCAGGCGGCAACGGCGCACCCGGCATTGTGATTGTCACCACCTATTTCTAATGTCCTTCCTCGCCAAGCTCCTACCCACAATAGGCAGCCTCCTAGGCGGCCCCCTTGGCGGGGCTGCCGTGGAGGCCGTTGGCAAGGCGCTCGGCATGAGCGAGGCAACGACCGACAAGGTCCAACGTGCGCTGACCTCTGGTAACCTCACCGCAGAGCAGATTGCGGCCTTGCAAGCCGCCGACATGCAACTTAAAACCCGCATGGCTGAGTTGGGCATTGACGCCGAGAAACTGGCAGCCGAGGACAGGGCGAGCGCTAGGGCGATGCAGACATCCACGGGATCGTGGGTGCCGCCAGCGTTGGCGTGTACGCTCACCGTGTGCTACCTCGGGATCATCTGCGCGCTCCTCACCGGCGACATGAAACTCTGGAGCGACCCGACGCTAACTCTACTGCTGGGTGGGCTCACCAGTGGCTTCACCGCGGTGCTGGGGTTTTACTTTGGGGCGGCGCACAAGCAGCAGGACAGCAAATGACCATTACTCCCGGTAATCTTTCCATGCTCCTTGCAATTGCATCTTCCGTAGCACCCGGAGTTTGGGCGATTGTTGCTGGCATCCTTGGCGCTTTTGTGGGCTATTTTGGAAAGCAGATTCTCAAAAAATATGACCGTTCTTCCCGTCCCGATAATTCCCGCGATGCAGGCCCGTTACCTAGGCGCAACGCCGCCCGCCGGGCTACAGGTGCTAGCAAACGTAAAGCGGATGCTGCCTCCCGGAAGCACTGACGGCGTAGGGCTTCCCCCGGACAAAATCATGCCGTACAGTGGTATTTATGACGCCGCCGGAAGACTTCCTCTTGTACCAGGACCAGGCACCACCTTCCTCGCCCGTGTCTAATCGCCATCTGCTCGACCTTGCGACCGTTAATCTGGCAAACGTCAGCGCTTTGGCGCTCTCGTTAAGCGAGGTCGAGCAGTGGATCCGGGTCACAGGATGCCTGCTGGCCGCGGTTTTCACGGCGCTCAAAATAATTGAAACCATCAGGAGCCTCCGTAAATGAATCTCTCTCCCCGCGGCATCAAATCCATCATCGCTTGGGAGACCGGCGGCGAGCACGAATACAACCCACAGCCAGAGTGGCCGGGCGAGAGCAGCGGCGTGACCATCGGCATCGGCTGGGATCTCGGCATGACTCCCGCCAGCGAGACAACCAGGGCATGGGGATCGCACCTGACAGCCTCGACGCTGGCCGCACTCGTCGGCGTCTCTGGCAGGACTGGTGAGGCCGCGCAGACGGTGTTGCCCTACGTCCGCCACCTTGCGATCCCTTGGGCGGCTGCGCTGGCCGTATTTGAGGCGGTGACGCTGCCGACCTGGTATCTGCGGACGCTCAGGATCTATCCGCAGGCCGAGGAGCTGCCGGGGGACTGCACTGCGGCGCTTGTCTCGCTCGTGTTCAACCGAGGGCCGAGCCTGACTGGCGACCGGCGCAGGGAGATGGCAAACATCCAAGCACTACTTAAGACCGGCAATTTCAAAGAGATCCCCAACCAGTTTCGCGAAATGGCGCGCTTGTGGCCTAATTCCAAGGGGCTTAGGCGCAGGCGCGAGGAAGAGGCCGAGTTATTCCAAGGTGGACTAATTCCGGCCGGCGAGTAGTGTAGGCGCCGGGATGGCGCCAACGATCCCACGCAACTGCCGTATGGTGCGCAGGGAGAGCCTGCGACGGGGTTTTGGATTTATCCCCATGAAACAAAGGCACTTGCGACTAGTGTGAAAAACACCTACTAGACAGCCAAGCGCGCTTGGGTAATGTGCAGGCATGAAGCAACCTGACGACCCTGTAAACCATCCCGCGCACTACACGAGCCACAAATCTGGAGTTGAGGCCATTACGATTTGCGAGCACCATAACTTTTGTATTGGCAACGCAATCAAGTACTTGTGGCGGGCAGGCAACAAAGGCGACGCCGTGCAGGATCTGCGCAAGGCTATTTGGTATATTGAGCGTGAAATCAACAGGTTACATCAAAATGAGCACTGAAAAAACACTCCGAGAACACTGCCGGGAGATTGGCAAGCTAGGCGGCGCTGTTAAGTCCGAAAAAAAAGCAGAGGCAGCGCGCCAAAATGCCAGCAAGCCGCGTCCTAAAGCGCGTGAAATGAACGCTTTGAGGCGGGCTAAAAATAATTTAACAAAATAGCTAGCCAAGCGCGTTTGGGTGCGTAGAGTTGGCGTCGTTAGCAGCAACTACGACAACAAACCAAACCAACGACAATGACACGCAAAAGCAAAAAAGTTATCACGCACACAGCAAAGAAAGTCGCCGCAGGCCACTACCTTTACCGGGGATGGACCATTAAACGGTTTGACTACGCTACTTTAGGCGACCCCGAAGGCGGAGCAGTTGAATGGAACATCTATCCTCCCGGCGAGGAAAGCTGGCGCGATAGCGAGCCGACTCTTGGCATGGCTAAGTATTTTGTAGAAGTTCGCATTAGGCAGGCTGAATAGCGTGCGCTGGCAACCTAGGCCGAAACGCCCTCCGGGGCGTCCACCCGTAACGCGGGTGCTGACGAGGCCGTCCTTCGTCTGAGAGTGAGACAACCAAACCAAAAACCAAAATGAACACCTACACCGTTTCCGTTTACAAAACCATCCCTGCACTGCCCGTTTTAGCCAAGCACCTGCTTGGATTTCAGCTTCGCACGGGATTTCCGATTCGCAAGGCGCTGGAACTCTACAAGCGCCCGATGACCTGGGAATACGGCAACAAGCGCGACGCAGAGCGGCAGGCCCGCAGCTTTCGCAAGGACGGCACAGGCCGCACTGTCACACTCACCGTTGCCGCTCGTTAAGCGCCAAGCATTAACCAAATGATCCTGCACACCATTACCCTTAGCAACCTGCTCACCGGCGAGCAGTCTACCCGCAGTCTCAGCCGCCACTACCGGCTCACGTACATCGGCGCCGAGCGTGCACTGCGGCGCGCTGGCATGTCCACCGACCTGACCGTTGTCCGCATCGAGACTGCAATTTACAGCCGATAACATGAGCACCTCACACTATTCCCGCCCCTACCAGGGACCAACGCCGCCCAACAAACCACGCCGCACAGTCTGGTATCTTGCCGGATTTGGCGGGCTGCTGCTGGTAGACCTGCTGGCTCTGGCCGGATCCCGCGACCTAGTGGAGTCCCTGACGCTGGTGGGGCTGACCGTCATCAATCTGTGGGCCCTCGACCGCTACTCAAGATGAGCGGACTTATGAATGGCGCGCCGTATTACTCGGCGCCGCACAGGCACCATAAAAGCTACATCTCCCGGCTGGGCAGCTTGGCCGAGGACGTGCTTAAGCCGGAGCTGGCCGAGATGCCTGCGCTGGTTGCCGATGCGATCCGCAAGGGGCTCATCAAGCGGCCTGATCCGAGCGGACTGGTGCCGACGCCGATCCTCAAGCGTGCACCGCTAGCAGAGTGGCAGACCACTCAGTGTTGCGAGTGCGGCGTGACGTTTGAGCGGCACAAGCGCACGCTGACCAAATGTGAAGTGTGCCGGATCCCCATCAAGCCGTGCAAAAACTGCGGCATTGAGTTTCGGCCGGTGGACCGCAAAAAAATCTGCTGCTCACCCGAGTGCAGCCAGACGCTCCAGGTCGCCAGTTTTAAGGCGCAACACACCTACACCAAATCACAGCCAAAGATGGCCGAGTGCATCATCTGCCACCAAGTGCGGCCAGTGAGGCCCGCAGGGAGCGGAGTTGCCAAGACGTGCAGCCCGGAGTGCTCGAAGGAATACCGCGCAATCAGAAACGCGGAGAGGAAAACCAAATGAATTACGACGACTACATTGTCGGGAAAAAGAAAACCGTGCGCGATGCCGGGTTTGAACCGATGCCAATCATTGCTCCTCTTTTTGACTGGCAAGCGCACATTGTGCGGTGGGCCGTCAAGAAGGGCCGGTGCGCACTATTTGAGGACTGCGGGCTCGGTAAGACTGCCCAGCAGCTTGAGTGGGCTTATCAAGTTGTGCGTCACACTGGCGGCAGTGTGCTCATCCTGACCCCTCTTGCTGTGGCATCACAGACTGCCAGGGAAGCGCAGAAGTTTGGAATCGAAGCAAAGCAGATTGCCAGCGGCGACGAAATTACCGCACCAGGAGTCTGGATCACAAACTACGAGAAGCTGGAGCATTTTGATTGCTCAGTTTTTGCCGGGGTAGTTTTGGACGAGTCTTCGATTCTAAAATCGTTTACTGGAAAAACCAGAAAAGCGCTGACAGATGCCTTTTCTCAGACACCGTACAGGCTTGCGTGTACTGCGACACCATCACCGAACGACTACACCGAACTCGGGCAGCACGCTGATTTCCTTGGCATCTGCTCGCCTGCTCAGATGCTGGCGACATTTTTCGTGAATGACACATTCAACACTGGCGACTGGCGGCTCAAAAAACACGCTGAGAGCCAGTTTTGGAAGTGGCTCGCAAGCTGGGCGGCGTGCGTTTCGAGGCCGTCTGATATTGGTTTTGAAAATGCTGGGTATGATCTGCCAGCACTGAACATGCAGACAATTTTGGTTGACGCTGACATCAGCACAAACACCGGGGAAGACTTGTTCAGAATTGCCACGCTATCAGCAACAACGATGCACAGAGAGATGCGCATGACATCGGCGGATCGATCCGATGCGGTGGCAAACTTAGTGAATGGATCGGATGAACCTTGGATTGTCTGGTGCAACACCAACGACGAGGCAGACAACTTAGCGCAGCGAATACCGGATGCGATTGAAGTCCGAGGCTCTGACACATCAACTCGCAAGGAGACGTTGATCAGTGATTTCAGCCAAGGGCGGGCTCGCGTAATTATTACCAAGCCGAGCATCGCTGGGTTCGGACTTAACTGGCAGCACTGCCGCAACGTGGCATTTGTCGGACTTAGCTACTCGTTTGAGGACTTCTACCAAGCTCTCAGACGCTCCTACAGGTTCGGGCAAACGCAAGAGGTAAACGCCTACATCGTGCAGGCAAAGACCGAAGGAGCGATCCTTCAATCAATCAGGCGGAAAATAGAGCAACATGAGAAAATGCAAGAGAACATGAAACTAGCAGCAGCAGAGATGACTTTTCAGAAGTCCGAGACAGTGGAAGCAAAGACAGGAGTGGACACTTGCTCAGGCAAGAATTGGACAGTGCACCACGGCGACTGTGTCCGAGTTGCCAAGACGATCCCGACGGGCTCGATTGACTTCTCGGTTTTCAGCCCGCCGTTTGCTGACCTGTTTACATACTCAAACGATCCGCAAGACATGGGCAACTGTGACTCAATGGCAGATTTCATGGTGCATTTCGATTTTTTGATCCAAGAAATCAAACGGATCATGCAGCCTGGGCGCGAAGTGGCGGTGCATTGTGTGGACTTGCTTTCAACCAAGTGGAAAACAGGATCCATTCAGTTTCAGGATTTCAGCGGCGAAATCATCCGAGCATTTTGGAAGCACGACTTCCTTTTTCACTCGCGCATTTGCATTTGGAAAAGTCCGGTGACAGAGATGCAGCGCACAAAGGCGCACGGGCTCCTGCACAAGACGCTCAAAACCGACTCCTCCAGTTCGCGAGTGGGCTGCGCTGACTACCTGCTAGTTTTCCGAGCACCAGGGCAGACTGTGATTCCTGTGACAAAGGACGGATCAGAGTTCCCCGTCTCTTGGTGGCAAGAAGTGGCGTCTCCTGTCTGGATGACAGTGGATCAGGGACGAGTGCTAAACGGCGAAGTAGCAAGGGATCAGGCAGACGAAAAACACATCTGCCCGTTGCAGCTCGACGTGATTGAGCGAGCCATCACGCTGTGGAGCAACAAAGGAGATCTAGTTTACTCACCGTTTACCGGGATTGGATCGGAAGGGTACGGCGCGCTGACCCTTGGCAGAAGGTTTGTCGGATCTGAACTCAAAAAAAGCTACGCAGAACACGCAGTGACTAACCTCCGCAACATTGAATCTCAACCCAGCCTATTTTAATGAAAATCAGACACTCATCACTTCCCAAGCTGGCCCTCTGCGGGCAGTACGAGGGCTCACCAGGCACCAGCCCGGCGGCCGAACGTGGAACCATGCTAGATCGCGTTTTCCGCGACGCTTGGACCAGCGGCGAACTGCCCCGTGACCTCAACAACGAGGACGCAGCGGCCATCAATTGGGCGCTCGGCCAGTGCATCCAACTGGGTGGAGGGGCAGACGGGCTCCTGACAGCCGACGACGCATGCCGGGTGCAGACGGCGGGGCTGGAGCACACCGGCACCGTTGACGGCGTTGCTGCTCGGGCGAACTGGTCAATGGATCTCAAGAGCGGGCAGATTTACGATTACCAGGGCCAGATGGCAGCCTACGCGCTCGGGCTGATGCAGATGCGCTTCGAGCAGAGCTGGACCACGCACCTTTTGTTTTGCGACCAGCGCAAGCTCGTCACGCATCACTGGACGTACAAGTCAGCATCCAGCCTAGTGCGCGGCATTCTTTCTAACGTGGGCACTGGCCCGCGTGAAAACGACTACTGCGGCTGGTGCGCAAAATCGCTGACCTGTCCCGCTCGCGTTGCCAGCAAAGACAGCGCACTGGTGACGGTGGCAGGGCTTGCGCCAACGGTGCAGGACGAGGGGTTTCTGGCCGTGCTCAACGACCCGGTGCAACTCGGCAAGTTCCTGACGGCGTGCAGCACGTTGGAAGATTTTCGCGACGCGGCCAAGGCAAAGGCCCGCGAACTGCTCGAAGCTGGGCAGCCTGTGCACGGTTGGAGGCTACAGAAGCCGCGTGCGAGCGAGTACATCGAGGCCGAGCACGTCCAACGGGCAGTCGAGGAGGGGCTCATTGGTGCTGGTGACGCCATTGCCGCACTTGGTGGACTTAGTCGCAAAAAAGCGGAGACGCTTTGGAGCAATGCCGGGCATGAGCTGCCAGAGTGGATCGTGCAGAAGAAGGTCGGGCAGGCTCCCTTGGTACAGGCAAAGTAAAAAAACAACACATGGAACAAACCACACTCAGAATCATTGACAACATTCGCAAAGTGGCAAACCAGATGGACGCCATTTTGCAAGGTGACCTTTTGGATGCAGCATCACGACTGCAAGAGCAAATGGACCTGATTGAGCGGATGCGTGCAGAAATGGTCAATCCAGACGACCTTAGCCAGCAGATGCTCAAACTTGTGGCTGGCATGAACGAAGCAAAAGCGGCACAGGTCAGACCCGAACCGTCCCGCCTTGAAATTGCGGCCATGATTATGGCGGGAGGAATTACCGGAAGTTACGGCAGAGACGCACTTTGCTACGCAGATTGCCTTATTGCAGAGGCAAAAAAGGTCAAATAATCACACAGGGGGCTGCGCATCCTCAACACGCAGACAACCAAAAACCTAATATGTCAGACATGCAACTTATCCCATTTGGGGATCTTCAACAGATGGCAACCGTCGTCGCTAAAGCTGGATGCTTTGGTTTCAAAACGATGGAACAGGCTGCGGCGCTCATGCTCGTGGCTCAAGCGGACGGACTGCACCCGGCTAAGGCTGCGACGCACTACCACATCATCAATGGCAAACCGAGCCTCACCGCGGATGCGATGCTGGCACGGTTTCAGGGCGCTGGAGGGCGAGTCAATTGGGATGCGTATTCCGACGAAGGCGTCACCGGCACGTTCTCGCATCCGCAGGGCGGTAGCGTTACGATCACATGGACGATCGCCCGCGCTAAAAAGGCAGGCGTCGGCAACCTCGACAAGTTCCCGGCGGCCATGCTGCGGGCGCGGTGCATTTCCGAGGGGGTGCGCACCGTTTATCCTGGCGTGATCGTCGGCATGTACACCCCCGAGGAGGTGAGCACATTTGAGCAGCCGATCCGCACTTTTGAGCAGCCGATCCGCACGTTGGAAATTGAAACCGTACAGGAAACAGCTCCCGAGAGCATCACGCTGGCGCCGACCATGGAGTCTTTGGTGCTAGCTTTCCAAGACGCAGTGCAGGGACATGCACCGACCAGCGCATTTTATCAACTCTGCAAAACCGCAGCAACTAACCGTAAAGCAGCACTATGAGCATCACTTACATCGCCAAAGCAAGCAGGGGGATTTTGTCTCCAGGAGTATATGTGGCCCGAGTAAAATCGGCGCAAGAAGCCTATAGCATGAAGGGCGATCAGATGGTTGAAATGGAAGTTGCCGTGGGGCCGAACGCTGAAATGAAGTTTGTGGAAAAACTTTACAACACCGAGGCCGCAGGCTGGAAGATTACTCAGGTGCGGCACGCGCTGGGATTTGAGGACGAGATAGAAGCAAAACACACGTTTGAGCCTGCCGATCTTTTGGACTGCTCCGGGGTTGTTCAAATTGGTTACGGCAAGGAGAAAACCGAAGGCAAACACGCGGGGAAAAAGTTTCTCGAAATCCTGCGCTGGCTACCCCGCGGCAGTATTGCAATGGGACCGGACTCTGCGCAGGCGAAGGACGAAATCCCGATGGATTACCCTGCGGCCAACGTCCCGTTTTAATCCGCACTCTGGGGGCCGCGCATCCGACCACGCGGAACACATGGAACTCAGAGACTACCAACAACAGTGCATCGACGACCTCAGGGAGGCGTTTGCAAAAAAGCATCGGCGCGTACTGTTAGTGGCGCCTACAGGCGCAGGCAAGACGGTGATGTTTTCCTACCTCACCAAAAAACTGACCGAGCGGGGCAACCGCGTGCTGCTCCTAGCGCATCGGGATTTCCTGCTAGATCAGATTGGAGGCACGCTGGCCCGGTTCGGGATTCCGCACGGGTTCATTGCTGCCAAACGGAAGCGGGAACTTTGCCACCTAACGCAGGTTGCTGGGGTGCACACGTTGAAAAACCGGATTCAGAAAATTGCTTGGCAACCGGACTGGATCATCTGCGACGAGGCGCACCACGCCACCGCAGGAAGCTGGAACACGATCCTAGGCGCTTACCCTGCCGCGCGCGTTGTAGGCGTCACAGCGACACCGCAGCGGCTCGACGGCAAAGGGCTGGGCGATATATTTGACCACATGGTCATTGGGCCGCGTGTGCAGGATTTGATGGACGGCGGGTTCCTTTCCAAGGTCCGGTACTATTCGCCAAAAACCGTTAGCACCGAAGGAATGCGCACTCGCATGGGTGAGTATGACAAAACCGAAACCGAGCGCGCAGTAAACACGCGCGGCGTCACTGGGCACGCGGTGGACTGGTATCGCAAGGTGTGTAACAACGCGCCTGCAATCGCATTTTGCGCAAGCATCGCGCATTCAGAAAACGTGGCTGAAGGATTCCGCGCTGCGGGTTACCGTTGGCAGGCGTTGCATTCCAAGATGAGCTACGCAGACAACCAAGCGGCCATCCAAAAGCTTGGCAACGGCGAACTGCATGGGGTTTCTTCGTGCGACATTATCAGCGAGGGATTTGACGTGCCGGTTGTGACCGCGGCGATCCTGTTGCGTCCGACCCAATCGCTAGGGCTGCACCTGCAACAGATTGGGCGAGTGCTCAGGCCAGCACCAGGCAAGGAGCGGGCTATTGTGATTGACCACGTCGGCAACGTGGCACACTGGAGGAAAAAGGATTGGCAAATCAACCACGGACGAGCAGAAGACCACCGCGTGTGGAGCCTTGACGGAAGAGAAAAAGAAAAGGGCGAAGCACCAGTGCGACGCTGCGAGGCATGTTTTGCAATCATTCCAGCAGCCGTAGACGTTTGTCCGGAATGTGGACATGAACAGGAACAAGCCGTTCGTAGAAAACTCGAGCAACTTGACGGTGACCTTGAGGAATTGCCGCAGTGGCTGCCGCCACCACAGACTGGGATCCGACGCCATATCCTAGAGGTGATTGCGCGAAAGCTGGACGTGGATCCGCACGAATTGGCAGAGGACATGATCCCGCAGGTGCCTACAAATTGCTACATGCAAGATGTGTCACAAAGATTCAGGGAATCTGCCATAATTAATTTGGAAAACTTCATCAAAGACCAAAATGCGATCAACTGGGATCGTTTTGTTTATCCTTTGAGCCTTCTACTCAAACGCATCACCGGCGCGCTCTGCGCTGCGGCCGATTCCCTCTCCGATTTTCAAGCCATTGCCGAACTCAACGGCTACAAGCCTGGCTGGGCTTACCATCGCTACCAACAAAAGATTTCCCATGTCTGAAGCTAAAATCCAAAACCAAATCCTTGCCGCCATCGGCTCCCGTCCCGACTGCCGCCTATTCCGAAACCACGTTGGACGAGTGCAGGACCAGCACGCTCGCTGGCACACGTTTGGGCTTTGTCCGGGCTCTGCTGACCTTATCGGCTGGCGCGCGGTGACCGTCACACCCGAACACGTCGGGCAGACGCTGGCGGTGTTCCTGTCCATCGAAGTCAAAACCGACAAGGGCAAGCCAAGCCCTGAACAGCTCCGGTGGCACAAGATTGTGAAGCAACACGGCGGGATCGCAATGATCGCGCGTTCGGCAGAGGAAGCGGAGGCGGGACTATGAGCATTGATTTTGACGCAATCAACGCGCGGTTGCTTGCGGACTACCTCGGCACGCTCAAGCAGTGGTTTCCCAACGGGAAGAAAATTGGATATTACTGGTGCGTGGGATCGCTGGCCGGTGAGCCGGGCGAATCGCTAAAAATCCATGCCCGCAAAGGCGCGTGGTCCGATTTCGCGACTGGCGAAAGGGGAGGCGACCCTGTGAGCCTATACGCCGCCATTCACGGCATCGGCCAAGGCGAGGCGGCCAAGCGGCTGGGCGGGGACACGCAACCGAAGCCACGGGCAACTCAGCAGGCACCCGCGCCCGACCCCGACGAACTCGTTCCGGTGCTGGATCCGCCTGAGGACATGCCAAATCCGAAACTTCCCGCGTGCTCGGCGCGGTACACCTACCGGAACGCCGCGGGAAACGTGCTGGGGTTCATCTGCCGCATCGACACGGAAAGCGGCAAAAAGCTGATCCCGCGAACACCGTGGTACGACGAGCAAGGACAGATCGTGTGGCAGACTAAGGCGTTTGCCTGCCCGCGGCCGTTGTACGGGCTGGATCAACTTGCCAGCCTGCCCAACGCCGTGGTGGTGCTGGTAGAGGGCGAGAAATGCGCAGACGCCTACAGGGCGCTGGACCCGGCGACCCCTACGGCGACATGGCCGGGCGGTTCCGGTGCAGTGGATCATGTGGACTGGAGTCCGCTTGACGGGCGCAGGGTGGTGCTTTGGCCGGATGCGGACGAACCGGGGCGGAAAGCGATGGCCCGCGTTGCCGAGCTGCTAATTGTCCGAGGCTGCGAGGTGAAAATTGCCCATCCTAAGTCCTACGACCAAAAAGGCTGGGACGTGGCCGACGCCATTGCTGAGGGCTGGACGCGGGAGGAGTGCCTTGCATTTTTAGCGCGCGCCGAGCGCGTGGGGTTGCAGGAACTTATCGTGGCCCGCACGACGACGACGACCCATGCTATCCGCACAGGGGAAACGGAACTTATTCAGCGGGTGGAGGTGCGCGAGGAGATTGCTGAGAGCAAGCCGGAACTGGTGGACTTTGGCTTTCAGCGCGGAGCCCAAGGGCGGTACGTCCCGTGCTTAAACGGTATCTGCCAAGTGCTCGAAAAGCACTCACGGTGGAAAGGGCGCATTTGGTACGACACCTTTTTGGAGAAGATTCAAACCGACGCTTTCGGGCCGACGGAAAACTGGACTGACTTTTTGGCTGTCCGTGTAACCCGGTGGATTCAATCTGTGTTTGAATTTCCCACGTTGGGCACCGAACGCGTCCACGAAGCTGCCGATGCAGTGGCACGAGGCAACCCTAAAAACAGCCTGAAGGAATGGCTGGAGACGCTGGCCTGGGACGGCACGCACCGTTTACACGACGTGCTGCCGCGGGGGTTTGGTACACCGCTGACCCCATACCATGTTCGGGTGGGCGAGTGTTGGCTCATTTCCATGGTCGCTCGGGCTCTCCGCCCAGGCTGTAAGGTGGACACCATGCCCGTGTTTGAGGGCTCGCAAGGAGCGGGAAAATCCAGCGCGTTGGCAATTCTTGGTGGCGACTGGTTTGGGGAGTGCCATGAGGATTTCGGATCCAAGGATTTTGTGCTCAGTCTGAAAGGCCGCTGGCTGATTGAAGTGGCCGAGATGCACGCGTTCCGTCGGGCAGACGTGGACCGGCTGAAGGGGATCATGTCTACGCGTATCGACCGAGTGCGCCTTCCTTATGGGCGGGTGACCGAGGAGCACCCACGGCAGAGCGTGTTTGCGGGGACCACGAACCGGGACGATTGGCAAGCCGACGACACTGGAGCGCGTAGGTTCTGGCCGGTGCGGTGCGGGTTTTTGAACCCGGACTGGCTGCGGGACAACCGCGAACAACTGTTTGCCGAGGCCGTCGCGCGGTTTCGAGCGGGCGAGGACTGGTGGGGGGTGCCGGTGCTTCAGGCATCGACCGAGGCGGATGAGCGTCGCCCAGAGGATCCGTGGGAGGAGATCATTGGCAGCTTTATGGAGTCGCACCGGACGTACAGCGCGCGGGAGATTTTGGGGGGACCGCTGCAAATAGACATCAAGGACCAGAGTAACGCTGCCGCAAAACGGGTGGGCGTGATCCTACGCAGGCTCGGGTGGACCAGCTATGTGGCCCGCGCAGGAGGCTCAACAGTCAAGCGCTGGCGGATGTTACCGGTGTTACCGAGTGTTACCGTCGATGTTACCGGTGTAAGTGCCTAGGCCGCAGGCATGTTACCGGTGTTACTGATAGAATCCTATAAATAGAGTATAAAATAGGATAAGGGCGTGATGCGCGAGGGTGAGTGCGCGTACGCCTAAAGAAGTTTGCGTTTGTTACCGGTAACATCGGTAACATTTGAGCTACCCAAGCGGATTTTGACTAAACTCAGCACCAAAACCAACCGACAACAGACTATGACACTTGATTTAGCCAACGTAACCAAAGCCGACGTCTATGCCGCCGCTCAAGACCTCGGGGAGCGACTAGCTCGGCAGATTGAGATCAACCAGGTGCTCCGTGCCGAGAACATGGCATTGGCATCCCGCCCCTGCCTAGCATGCGACGTGGTGCACCCGCCGCTGCATGAGCGCAGGCTGGATTTGGAGGCGCACCTCGACGCGGCATGTGAGCTGCTTAACCAAGTGGATGCTGACACGGTTGGGACGACCTACGGCTCAATAGTGAGCTTTATCCGCGACCGGAGTGAGCTTAACGCAGCTAGACGGCCCGTGTGATGCCTTAACCATGCAAACCAATATGACCACAGCCAACATGCTGGGAGAGGAGTCAAAATGAAGAGTTTCCGCTGGGATAAAAACACGATCATTAGCGTACCCGATCACGTTGGTGCGGAAATCGTCGTCAATGGCCGTGTCTGGCTTTTTGACTTCTGCCGGAGACTTGGTCCTCTGTGGCTCAAAAAAGACGGCAGTGAGAGACGCTGCCAGAATCCAAAAAAAGCAGTTTGGGATGCATTTGAACAGTGGCTAATTGAACACGAATTGAACACGAAATGACTAACGAACAAATCAACGCGGCTATCGCGAAGGCGTGTGACATTGTGGGTAAAGATAAATACGGGCCAATTTATAAAACCCCAGACGGATGGGTCGTGGATTGCCCGAAGTTTGCTACCGACCTCAACGCGATGCATGAGGCCGAGCAGCACTTGTGGAGCAGAAATTACTACCTACGGTACGATTACATTTATGATCTTGGAACTTTATTAAATTTGCACAATCCGGGGCGCATGGAAGCAAACGACATGCTAGACGCCACCGCTCGGCAACGTGCAGAGGCTTTGCTCAGGACGCTTGGCAAATGGGAGGAGGGGAAATGAAACTTTGGAAAGTTGCAATTGTCGTTGAAATCGCAATCGTTGGACGCACAAAAAGTGCCGTCATTGAGGAGGCGTTAAAAATACCGTGGCGCGATTTGGAAGACCAACCATTAACCGCAAAAGTCGTTAAACAAATTACACACGTTAAGGATTTGCCAGATGGAGTGTGTGAAAATGATCTAGCATGGGTTGCTGATGAATCTTTAGACATTATGCGGCCAGAAGACGCTGATTGCGCGTCCGCAATGGTGTTGGAGGCGCAAATTAAAAAGGGATTAAAAACGTATGGCATGCCAAAAGAAGAAGTGGAATGACACCCATTGAACGCCTAGAAAACCATTACCTCATCGAGGCGCTCAAGATGCACTTGCAAGAGGCCAAGGCCCGAGCACTGCGCGCCGAGGCTAGGGCGGCAGCACTGGAGGTGCAGATGCGCAGGGAGGGGTGGACGCAGGAGGATCTTGACGAGGTGCAGCCTAGTGTGCATCACTGATGCCGTACTTCCGCGACACCTGCGTGGCTTCGACCTTATCGGGGCTAAAAGTGGTGCGACAGCCGGGAGAGACCGGCACGAACTCGGCCAGAGTGTGTGAGTCCTGCCGCACACAAAACGATAGCAGGACTGGGAACGCCGCAAGCCACCGCCAGGCGTGACAGCCGGAGAGACGGCACACCCCAATGATTGACGATGCCGATTACTTAGCAGCCTGCGATGATCTTGCCGACCTCGGATTGACCGAGGACCAGATCGACGACGTGTGGCGCTGGCACAGGATCACGTTGCGACGCCAGGCACAGACGGCGGGGGGCGTGGCTATCGTGCGTCTCCTGACCTACATGCTCGCAGGTCACAAGGACAGCAACCTGCACCTACGATTGATAGGGCTAGCCTTTGGCGTTGGCATGGGGCACATCACCGGGCATGAGCACCAGGCTGCTGCGGCGCATGCACTGGGGGTGAGTAGGCAGGCGGTAGCTGACGCTGGGGAGCGTGCACGCAAGGCCATCCTAGGGTAGGGCGGGCCCCTATAGGGAGTCTCCTAGGGGGGGATTACGTCGGGGTGAGGCTAAGGACGCTTGCTCCTTTTTTGTGCAATCGGCAAAAAACGGCCATTGTACACTTGGCCGGTAGGGTATTGACCGGTAGACATTGCCTAGTCTACAACGGGGGTGTGGCAAACCAGAATAAACGGGCATCGTATAGCCAAGTAGCCAAGCATTTCGGCGTAAACCCATCTGCGGTGCAGTTTTGGGAGAAAAAGGGCTTTGATCGAAACTGGTCTACAGAAGAGCAGGAAGCATGGCGCAAGGCCTACACTGCCGACAGAATTGTAGAGCCGCCGCTGGCAAAACCAAAACCTGACGGGCCAAAACCGGCAACAACTACCGAGCCGGTGCTCGACTACAAAGAGGCACGGACCCAGAAGCTGGCGAAAGAGATTGAGCGCTTGTCTATCATCATTGGGCGGGAGAAGGGCGAACTGGTGCCCGCTGCCGAGATGCGCGAAACCGCGACGCGGGTGGTGAGCGTCTGGTGCTCCGAACTGGACGCGCTAGTGGGCGATCTCCCTGGGCAACTGGCTGGGCTGACTGAGGCCGAGATTCAGCCAAAGCTCCGAAGCCGGATTGAACTGCTCAAGGCCAACGCACGGGAAGGGTTTGCCAGCCTATGAACCCAATCGTGGAAGGCTCTCAATCTGGGATCATTCTTGCCTACACCGGTGACCCGCTAGACTGGCTCGAGGGCAATGTCCGGTTCCCGCACAGCTCCCGCAGCACGCATTTTGACAGGCAAACCGCCCCTTGGTGGAACGCAGTTTTTGCCGACTTTGCCGACCCGACCTGCCGCCAAACTTTTGTCCAGGCGTGCACTGGCGCGGGCAAATCCACCGCACTGGAGGCACTGGTATGCTGGGCAGTGGCACAACAGCCTGGGCCGATGCTCTCGATTACCCAGACCGATGCGACTTCGGCCGAATGGATGGCCACTAGGTTGCTTCCAGTACTCAATGCGTGCGAACCGCTGCGGGGACTAATGCCGACGAACCGACATCACACCAAGAAGGACGGCATTTATTTTGCGCACATGCCTTTGATGCTGGGAGGCGCAAACACGTCCAACGCGCAAGAAAAGTCCGTGCAGGTGCTCTTTTTGGACGAGTGCTGGCAGTACAGCGACCTCATCACCCAGTTCAAAAAACGCCTCCATGACCGTTGGAACGGCTACGCGCTCCTGACCAGCCAGAGTTTTGAAGAGCCCCACCAGCTCACCGAGGAGTGGCGCTCGGGAGAAGAGTTCCAATGGTGCCATCGGTGCCCGGGGTGCGAGGAGTGGGTCAAACCGGCGTGGACTGACATCAAGTACGAGGAGGCAAAAAACGAGAACGGGGAATGGAATTGGGGGGCGCTGGTCAAAACAGTTAGGCATGAGTGCCCGCACTGTGGACACGTCACTCCAGACACGACGGCAGCCCGACGGGCACTGACGCAGCGCAGCGAGTGGCGGAGCGAGTGTAACGACCACGTCGAGGGCTACCGATCTCGCCGCGTCTCGGCCCAGTCCGTCTACTGGATTCGGTGGGCCGACCTGGTGATCCAGTGGTGCCAAGCTTCCGACGCTCGGCATCTCGGGGTGTTGCAGCCGACCAAAGATTTCCGGATGCAGCGGCTCGCGGAACCGTGGAAATTGGAAGAGGAAATGCCCGCGCTTGAGTTGGAGGCGTCCGAGTATTTCGTCAATGAATGGCAGGACGGACGGCCAATGGAAAATGAAGCCGCACGCGTTTTTACCGTGGATTGCCAACAGGACCACTACTGGGGGATCTGTCGCGTTTGGCTCAAGGACGGGCACAGCCGACTGCTCTGGGCGGGCAAGATTCTGACGGTGGACCAGCTCCGTGAGATTCAGACCAGGCTCAAGGTTCCCGACAAGCGCACGCTGCTGGACGCGGGCAACAGTTTCCACGGCCGCATCTACGACACTTGCGCTCGCTACGGGTGGACCGCGCTGATTGGCCGCGCCGAAGACCAGTTCACCGTTCGGGGACCAGATGGCAAACCGATTCGCCGATATTACTCTGCACCGGATCGGGTAGTCGCGCCGACGTTCAAGGACGCCAACGGAAAGCGGGTATTCGTTACGTTTTTCTATTGGGCCAGCGATCCGATCAAAGATATTCTCGCAAATCTGCGAAATACAGGCTCTCCAGTGTGGGAATTTCCACAAGACGCTCCATCTGAATATGTGCGACATCTCAATTCTGAGAGAAAACGGGCAACAGTGGACAAGCGCACCAAGAAGACTCGCCTCCGCTGGACGGCAACCGGCAGACCGAACCACATGTGGGACGCGGAGGCTATGAACGTCTTGGCTGCGCAGATCCTTGGGATCCTGCCGGATATGGTTTCGTCCGCACCAGAGGTTGACGAGCCTGCCGCACCAGAGTAGATTGACCGCTCAACACCAACCCGAGATAGCTCTGGGAGTGCAACTGGTAGTTGTCAGAAAATTGCCCGGCCCGTCGTGTGACGGTGTCCGGGTTTTTCCTTGTCCCGAGGGCGTCAAGTAGATGGCTCCCGATCAAAGACTCCTGCTGCAAGTGTTCCTCACGCGGGATGTCGCCGAACTTCGCGCCATTGTGGCAAGCAAGTTTGATTTGGTCCTGGCGGGCAAAAGCTCTTTGGTGTCGTCGTCCATTGACGGGGCCGCGTTCCAATTCAACGTGGGCGGCACACTGTCGCCGCTGGACGTTGTAATGCTGGCGCAGCAGGCGCTTAACTACAAAGCCGCAGGTATTTCGGCGCCGGTGCGCAGGACTCAGGCGTATTTCATATGAGTTTCCTAGACAAAATTAAGAACCTTATGGGCGTAGGCACACCTAAGGTGGGCGCCAACAACAGCGGCGCTTATCGTCGCCAGCGGCTTGTGGAGGGAGGAGTCTGGGGGGAGCCCTGGTGGAGAAACCACACGCAAAGCATTTCCAAAGAACTGACGGTGGGCGAATGGCGCACGGTAAACAGCGCGGCTCGCAAACTGTACTGGAACAATGGAATGGTTAATGCCGCCATCGACCAGAAATCCATGCTCTCCGTCGGGATGGCGATGCGACCGATCTTCACCGGCGCTGACAGAGAGTGGGGCAAACAAGCCGAGGCCGTGCTTCTGGACTGGTTCCAGATTGCCTACCTTGACGGCAAATCTTGGTGGGAAGGGCTCCGGCTAGAGTCTACCGCCATCGACCGCGAAGGCGACCTGCTCACGATCCTGACAACGAGCGCCAGCGGCTACCCGCAACTGCAACAGGTGCCGTGGCACCAGATCGGATCTCGTGGCGACGAGGGGCCGCTGACGACTGGCCGATACGCAGGGCTCAAGATTTACAACGGCGTCATCTTGTCAAAAACCAACCGCCCAATAGCTTACCGCGTCCTTGGAGAGGATCAGAGCGGCGCTGATGACCGCGACATCCCCGCCCAGGCGTGCATGCTGACGATGGATCCGCGCGAGGTAGACCAGGTGCGCGGGATCTCGGCGTTTGCTCCGGCGATCCGCGATTTGATTTCCCTCAAAGACCTCGGCGACGACATCCAGTCCGCATCCCGGATGGCTGCCAAAATCGGGCTGCTGGTGACCAACCAGCAAGGCATGGCCGACGCATCGGATGCCTACAACGCGCTGACCGAAACCATGCCGGGCAACTGTTCGCCAGGGCTTAGATACACGCCGATGCAGGGCGGGCGCATCGAGTACCTGACCGCCAACGCTGGCGAGTCCATCAACCAGATCGACGCCAAAATTCCCACCGAGGCGCAGGACCGACTACAGGAGCGACTGATTCGCAACGCTCTGCTGGCCGCTCAGTGGCCGCCAGAGTTTGGCTGGGACATGAGCAAGCTCGGTGGAGCTTCTGCTCGGATCATCTTAGAGCAGGTCAACCGGATTACGTCCGAGCGACACGCGTACCTGTCCGCGTTCTGCAAACGCCGGTGCGCTTACGCTGTGGCAAATTTTGTGAAACTCGGGATCCTGCCGCCCTACACCGGCGCAGACGCCTCCCGTGGGGGAGCCTACCAGTTCCGTTTCACCGAGCCCGCCAGGCTAACCGCCGACAGCGGCTACGCCAGCCGCGACGCCATTGAAGCCTACCGCGCCGGGATGCGCAGTATGACAGACATTCTGGCGTCGGGCTCCAAAACACTCGAAGAGCACCTCGACGAGGTGGAACGCGAGGAGCTGGAGATCAACAAGCGAGTGCAGCGCTCCGGGCTTTCCCGCGACGTGTTTGGACTACTCACACCCAACGGCACCCCGCCGACAACCATTCCCACCGAATGAAGTTCCAACGCGTTATTGAACAAGTTTTCTACCGCCCGTGGCTCATCACCCCCGGCGGCTACGCAGCCGTCCGCAAGCTCGTGGAGGGCCGCCTGGTGCGCGCCAACGGCGACGACTATGAGAAAATGGCGGGCATGATGAACAAGCGCGAGCCGATGGAAATTGACGGGCAGGGCATTGCTCACATCTGCATTGATGGCACTCTCGCCAAGGGCATTTCCGCGCTCGAGGCGTGTTGCGGCGCTTGGGATTACGAATGGATCAGCGAGGACATCGAGGAGGCTGTTGAGGCCAACGTGCGCGGGATCATGCTGGAGATCAATTCTCCCGGAGGGAACTGCACTGGCTGCTCTGAGGTGGTGGATTTGATTCAGGCTTTGAAGGTGCCCATCGTGGCCTACTCAAACGACACCGCTTGCAGTGCCGCGTACAACATCGCGGTGAGTTGCGACAAAGTGTACGGGTCCGTGGGATCCACATGGGGCAGCATCGGCACAATCATTCCTTGGGTGGACCAGTCCGCCATGTATGAGGAAGAGGGGCTCAAGTGGGATCCCATTACCTCAGGCCCGCTGAAAGGCGCAGGCATGGGGCCGTCACTGAGTCCCGCCCAGCGCGCCAGCTTGCAGCAGCTCGTGGACGATTCTTTCGCGCAGTTCCGCGACAATGTCCTTCGCAACCGGCGCGTGGCCGATGAGTTCATGACCGGGGCCGCGTACCTCGCACCGCGGGCAAAGGCCGCCAACCTGATCGACGGCATCGGGAATCAGGAACTTGCATACGGTGAGCTTTTGAGTATGATTGGCGCGTAGTTTCATTTGGTTTTGTTGTCTCAGCCCCGTGGAGTTTGGTTTCTCCACGGGGCTTTTACTTGTCCCGAATTGCGTTGGTAGATGGATCATCTACCCAACACACTGACCGACGCGCTGGCCGCGCTCTCTGCCGCGCAGGCAGACGTGGCCGCGCTTAACGCTCTGTCCGCAGAGCACACCGCACTGGTGGCGACTTTTGACGCGCTTAAGTCCCGCGCCGTGGAACTATCCGCAGCGCTGGACGTTGCAAACGCAAACAATCTTGACCTTGCAAAGGCACTCGACGCCGTAAAAGCATCCGAAGCCGAAGCGTCCGCGAAGGCAAACGCCATCGTAGCAAATCTGGGAGTTGCTCCCGTCACGATCCACTCCGAGCAGGCAACTGCACCCAAGACTCAAGATGAGCTTTGGGCGCATTATCGCACGCTTGGGTTGAATGAGCGTAACGCGTTCTTCCAGGCTAACAAAAAGCAGATGCAGCTCTCCTAACTCCAACTAAAATAATCATATGGCACTCAGTGGCAATTTCTTACAGCAAATTTCCCAAACCTCACTTCCGTACCTCACGAACGCTTTTGCGCCGTTGGCCGGAATCACATTGGACTTTTCTAGCGACGTTGCGTCCGCTGGTCAGTCTGTCACAACTCGTTTTGCCACCGTTCCTTCTGTGGTTGACGTTACTAGCGTCGGGTACGCTCCCGTCGCCGGTGACACCACAGCACGGACAATCACTTTGGATCAGCACCAAGCTGTGACGCTCGGGTTTACGGACATCGAAGTCCTTCAGTCTTCGATCAACTTTGAACGCCTTTTTCTTGCTCCTATGGTGCAAGCTTTGGGCGCCAAGGTGTTTGGCGATCTGTGGAACTTGGTTACTGCTGCCAACTTCGCGCAGACTCCCTTGTCCTCCAGCGCTGCCAACTTTGATCGCAGCGACGTAATCGACCTCGGCGTGACGCTGACGCAGACGCTCAAGGCGCCAAAGATGGGCCGCGCAGTTTTGATGAATCCCGCTTACTACGGCGCGATCTCCAAGACGTTCATCTCTGCGGAAATCCCCGGCATCACTCCCTTCAAGGCTGAAGGCACGGTCCCGCGCGTAAGTGGCTTTGATATTTACGAGAGCGACCTTTGCGACGTAAACGGCGAAGCATTGGCCGGTTTTGCAATGCACTCTAGCGCGCTCATCATGGCAGCCCGCCGCGTGAACCCGGAAGCCGCTCTTCAGGATTCCATTGAAATCGCTGAAGTGGTCGTCCCTGGCCTTGGTCTTCCGGTCAGTTTTCGTCGTTTTTATTCGCGTGAAAGCGGAAAAACTTGTGTTTCAGTCAGTTGTATTTACGGAGTCGCAAAGGGAACGAACATGGGCGTCCGTATCGTCACCCCCTGATTCTGACAGACTCAAAAGCCGGGGTTCTCCTAATCGGGAGGGCTCCGGCTTTTTACCGATTATCCCAAAATGAAAATCTCCTTAGTTCTCGAAGACCTCGGTGCAGGCCCTCAGGTAATTCTTTCCACTGGTTCCCCCGACGAGGCCCGTCGGTTTTACAAATCGCACAACAACCCTGGGCGCGTGTATCTGGTGTGCAACCCTACGCCCGAGGGATCAAAGCTCAACAAGGGAATCTCTGAGGCTCTCAAGCCGGTTTCCCGCCGCAAGGCTGAATCGCTGCTCTAATGTCCGACTGGACCGCCATCACTGAATCTGCAATGAGCCAGGCGCTGGACTACATGCAGGCAGACACCGTGACTTATGACGGCGTCACAGTGTTTTCGGTGGCAAGCGAAAAGACTTCTGACCTGTTGGCAATGGGCGGTTTTGAGCAGCACTTTGTGGGCTTTGTGCGGCTGCTTAAGGCGGGATTTCCCGAGCCAATTAAAGGCGCCAAGTTGACCGTAAACGGCACCGAGCGGCGCATCACAAGCTGGGACGAGGATCCGATTTCGTGGAAGCTCTACCTAGAGGACATCACCCGATGATTGACGGCGTTTTCTCCGCGGCAGTGCAGGCTGCTCTTTCGCTGGCGCTTCCGGGTGTGTACGTCGGGGAGGCGCAGGACGACCGAGCAATTCCGGCAAAAGCCGTTCTGATGGAGTTGCAAAGCGATGTGGTGGTGGGGTCTCCGCTGCAACGTGGCAACCTGACGCTGTCCGTTTGTTTGCAGGCCGACGACTACACTCGTGCCGACCAGGCTGACTTTGCTGCCGAGGTGGACAATGCCATGCGCACTTTGGTTCTAGTTTCTGACGCCGTGCAACTCTACGGAGTTGTCGCGCAATCAACTGACAATCTCCGCGATGAGCGCCACTGGCGCACTTCGTTACCCTACACCGTGGGCTTTGGCCCCAAACCTTAAAAACCTATGCCCGTATCATTTGGCGCAGTCACATTTGGAGTTTCCGCACCTAGCGGCTACTTGCAAGAGTCCACGCAGGAAACTGTTGTGGAACTAGCGACGATCCGCGATTCCGACGGGCAAACCGTTATTGTGCAGGCCAAGCCGCGCAGCACAACGACCACCACTGTCAAAACCAAAGGCGAAGCAGATCTGGACGCAGTGCCAGAAGGTGGCTTTAGCGGCGCCAAAATTACCGGCTCGAAGGTTTCTGAAACCAACGACGATTTCGCAACTTCTGAAACGACCTACACGCTTTTTGCTTAATATGGCTACCTTTGGAATTTCCATCATCAGCGCGTCGGGATCCATTATTGAATCCGCAGACGTGGAGCAAAAGGCAGAATTCAAACAGCTTATCAACAGTGTCGGGGCGCATTCTGAAGCCAAGACTTTTGACGTGACCTACTCTGTCAGCGTTAAAGGCAAGGGGGACACTTGTCCGTTTGCTGCCGGATCATCCAGCGGTATGCCTGGCGTGACAAGCGGTAAGGGCATCTGGACCAACGTCACTCTCGACTCCAAAAACGACGACTTCAGGGGATGGTCCGCATCCGCAACAGTCTACAAAAACGCCAGCTAGTAACTAAATTATGCGCCTCCGATTACTTGAGGACTCCGAAGCTCCGGGAAAGAGCTTCAACACTGACATCATCGCCGCCTGGTTGACCTCGGGCGGTGCTCTCATCAAACGTGGCGGGTTCCAGCACTTTGTGGATGAGGCTGGAAAGACCCACGTCCGGTGGATCGTGAACTGCGACGTGCTCGCCAAGGTTGACGGCGAGGACATCGACTTTGACGAGTTCCGTAAACGCTTTGAAAGCATCGAGTGGTGCAAGGCCAATCCTGATTCCGACATCTCGTGGATGCGCGGGTACAGGGACAACGCGCGGGACCTAAAACGCTTCGCCAGATCGGCCGCGGTTGGCATTTCCCGTGGCGACGCACGCAGTTTCGGCGTCGTCTACCCTGACAGCCCGGATTGGCTCAAAAACGAATTTCAAGCGCGCTTTGCATGAACCCATTTTTTCTCAAAAACACAAAGGTTGGGCCGCTTGAATTGCGTCCTTGGACGATGACCACGCAGTTTGCGATCTCCGAACTGGAGTTAGCAAAACTGTCCGACCAACAGCAGGTAATTTCGTGCGCGTGGCTACAAAGCCGCGAACCCGAAGACGTGGAGCAGGCCATCAGCGATGGGACCGCACTGGCTGCCATCAAAGCGTTTACACGGGCCTTTCCGTTGGCTTTGGCAAAGCCAGTGGCCGAATGGTGCCGAGCGCAGGCCGAGGCCGTAGAATCGGGCCGCGTGGACGTTCTGCCGCAGCCCGGCAAGACACGGGAGGACGCGCCAAAAAACTGACGGCGCCAGGCTGGGAGGAGTCGTTCCTCTTGGTGCTGGCGCGTGAAACAGGATGGACGCAAGACCACTTACAACGCCGGGTGCCATTGGCGCAGCTCATGCGGATATACCACGCCGTGATCTGGGGCAACGGTGCGTGGACCGTGCGACGCAAGGAAGTGGCATTGGAAAGCCTGTTTGTGACGCCGCAGCACTTGGAGGACGAGGACGATGAGTGACGCCATCCGAGTTACAACTAATGCGGCAGAGTTTGGCGTTCGGTTTAACCGTTACCTCCAGCGCTCGATTGCTGTGGCTCGCAGAACCACGCAGGAAGTGGTGGAGGAGCAGGCCCGCGGGCTGGTTCGGAATGCATTCAAATACACGCCGCCAATGGCTGGCCGAACCTTTGCAGCGGGGTATCGTGCGAGCAAAAAAGCAATCAGGAACTCGCTTAGGAAGGCACTCGTGATTCGGAATGAGGCGACCATTGCAAGGCAGTTGGACCGCGCTAGGAGAGCAGCACGCCGCGAACAGTTGGAAATTGTTTCCAGAGAACTGGAAGCTTCTCCCGCCGCGCTAGTGCAGTTTGTCAAGCAACACCAAAAGCCAGACAAGCGTTACCCAGACAACGCTCCCAAGCATTTTTCAACGGTCGCAAAACGCGCACAAGTTGAAGCGCTTTTGGAGCGCACGATTGGAGTCACTGCTGCTGGGTGGTGCAAAGCCGCAACTCGGCTCAGGGTAATATTTCCCGATTGGGTTGGACGGCTGCAAAGCAAAAACTCTGGAACAGCAAACCTCCGCGTGAGTGGGAATATCGTAGCGTTTCGCGCCAGAAATCCAAACAAGCACACCGACTCGGCAGCTATTCAGCGGGCGATCCAGCAGGCTTACGACATTCAGGCCGAGGCCATGCGGCTCCGGTTGATCTCGGGCATCGCAGCCAGGGCAATTCGGCGCAGTGACGTTTTCTCTCGTTAAAACTTATGGCGAACACAATCCAGATCGGCGCAGACACTAGCGGGTTTGTAAGTGGCATTAACCGGGCGCAATCGGCCATGTCAGGGCTTGGGTCGATGATCCAAAATGTCGTCGGTGGTGCTGCCGTGTTTAGCGCGTTGGCAGCAGCCGCACGGGGTTTTTATGGCGCCATTCAAGCGGGCGATGACTTGGTTGACCTAAACGCTCAAACCGGCGTTGCCATAGACAAGCTTATGGAGCTTCAGTTGGCCTTTGACCTGAACGGTATGAAGGCTGAACAGGTGCAGCCGGTTTTGGCAAAGCTGCAGAAGTCCATTTCTGAAGCAGCCAGTGGCAGCGTGGACGCGGCCGCAAAGTTTGCCCAAATGGGGCTGGATATTAGTGAACTGCAAGGACTCACGGCCGACGAGCAGTTGGCAAAAGTGGGCCAGGCTATTTCCAAAATCGAGAACCCGGCTCAACGATCTGCCATGGCAATGGAGATCTTTGGCAAGCAGGGGGCCAAGTTGCTTGCAGTTTTTGCCGCTGGGGGCATGGACGAAGTCCGCGAACTGCTCGGGAATCAAGCGGCATTGATGCTCGAAAACGCTGGGATCTTTGGCAAGGCAAGCGACTTGTTGTCTGTGGTGGGTGATAAACTCCAAGGCTTTTTTGTGGGAGTTGCGTCCGAAGTTGTGCCGCAGCTCATGGGGGTTATAGAGGCGGCTGCGAAGATTGACTTGTCCAAAATTGGGCAGGCTTTTGGCGGAGCAATTTCGTTTTGGATCAACTATTTCAACAATTTTGGATCCACTGGCGAATTGATTTACAACACCATGAAGTTGGCCTTTCAAAGCGCCGTTAATTTTCTGGCCGAAGAAATCAAAGTACTGATGGCACAAACGGCGGCATCGGTGAAAAATGTTTTTAAGGGCGAGGCCGCTCAAAAAGCAGCAATCC